AAGAGGAGGCACTCGGACTTGGTGTAATTGATTCAATCATCGAGCCAAAATTCAAGAGAGGATAATATGGAATTTTTAGTATTATTTTTAATACTTCTTCTTTTGAGTGCTGGGTATGTCATTTATAACCTGTATACCAAATATGCTCAGTTAGAAATTATTGCACAGGAGAATGTGGATTTCATTATGTCAATGAGGAATCGAGTTCTGAGTCAACAATCTTATCTAAAACAATTGGATAGAAAAGGTGCATTTGAATCTGACGATGAAACAGGTTATTTCTTCAAAGAATTGAAGAAGATAATAAACGATATTGCTCTTTATCTTGAATTAGAATCGGAACAGGATGATGAAGAAAAAGACGTTCGTGGCACAGTAGGGAGATTCTGATGGAAGTGAAAAAGAAAAAACAGAACGTCTATTTTACACAAGAAACAGAAGACGCTATAAACGAATATAATCGTTGTGAAGATCCTATTGAACGAAATATCATTTACACTAAAAGAATTCATCCAGCGTTCTACAAACTATCTGAGATAATGATTCACCGATTCAAGTTTTATAACTTTGATGTATCACATGAAGACGTAAAACATGAAGTTGTTGCCTTTCTACATGAGAAACTCGGTAAATTTGATGGGGAAAGTGGATTCAAAGCATTCTCTTATTTCTCAATCGTTGCTAAGAATTATCTTATTGCAGAGAATAACAAAAACTACTATCTTTACAAGAAGAGACATACAATAGAATCTATTGACGCTGAAAGAAACATCGTAAATGAACAACTACGAAGTGAGTTTGTAGACGAACAAAAGGATTTTATTGATATTTTTGTGGACATAATGGATCAATTTTTACCACTTATATTTACAAAAATAAGAGACTTACAAGTTGCAGATTCTGTTCTCTATCTATTCAAGGCGCGAGAAAATATAGAAAACTATAACAAAAAGGCACTTTATATCCTGATTAGAGAAAGAACAGGCATAAAAACACAGTACATAACAAATGTAATTACAAAATTCAAATTCATATATGGCAGACTCTATCAGGCATATTCGGAAGGTCAAAACATTGCAGATATGGATTGGTTTGAAATACAAGACATTATTGAAGACTAACATAGTTATATCATATGAGCTTTGACGCAGAAATATTCGGAAATAAAAAGTTCTCGGACTTACTAAAAGACATTTACGAGAACCAAAAGAAAAAAGACCGCCAGATAAATCTTCTGATTGCGGACTTGAAACCGCTTATTACAAATATAGGTGATGCGGCTTTACTTGTTCCTGTCATCAAAGATTATATGGAAGTATCGGTCAAGAATGATGAACATCTTGTAAAATTAGCCGCTGTTATTCAACGTATGGTTTCAAAGACTACGGAAGAAGGAAGTTCATTCTTGACAGATGAAGAAAAGGATGCTCTTCTAAAAGAGATCAAAACAATAGGTGAATCACACGAGGCAACAGAGTCAGATGAACTTTCAAAAGATAATACTTAATGCACAAGAATATGAATGGGCTCCTGCTGAAGTAGTTTCGGTTGATTATGAAACACGTAACCCAAGTAGGCTGTATACCATAAAGTGTAAGTTTTTGAATGCGGAGTCTGCTGCAACTCCAACTGATTTGATTCAAGCTAGGGCAATAAATGCCAATATAAAACAAATCCCAATAAAAGGTGAGATAGTTTTAGTTTGTAAAGCACCAACCCCATATCACTCTGGTGCAGGATATGGTCGAGAATACTACTACACACATCCAATATCTATACAGTCTTCTGTTCACCACAATGGAATTCCTGGTGCAAATAAAGTTCTTCTTGATGACAGGAATAACACACAGAAATCAACGGATGCATCACTCGGTATAGTAAAAAAACTTTCGGAAAGAACGGATATAAAGGAAACAATAGACCCAACATTTCCAGAAAGAAATGATGTTTATCCAATACAACCATTTTCTGGTGACCTTATTATAGAGGGTAGATGGGGACAATCAATTCGTCTTGGTTCCACCGTTGATACAAGACGTAAATACCAACTAAATCCAAAGTGGGGAGTTGGAACTGGTGCAACAGGTAATCCAATAACTATTATTTCTAATGGAACAAATCCAAAGAAAATAGAAAAGTCATTCAATCAATTTCACATAGAAAGTCCTGATGATGACGATGCATCAATTTGGCTAACATCCGGTCAGTCTGTAAAATTTACACCGTCTTCAACATATACACCATCAATCTTTGATAAAGAGATTGGTCTGTTTAGAAAGAACTTATTTGGTGGTAATCAAATAATACTTGCGTCCGATAGAATAGTTCTGAACTCAAATAAACAAGAACTGGTTGGTTTTGCAAAAGAAGGTATTGGGTTTGCCACGGAAAAAACTTTAGCACTAAACGCCAAGAATATAGTTGAGATTGAGGGTGGTAGGATTTCTTTGGGATTCAACGCAACATCTCCGATTATATTGGGTGATCGGCTTATAGAAGTCCTAAAGTCCCTAATGGATATTTTGATTGACATGAATCAATCTATTGTAAAGATGACACATCCAACTGGAGTAGGTCCTTCGGGTACACCAATTAATAGTGGAGAATACGTGAGTTATGTCAATGCTTTATCTAGATTAATAAATTCATTACCTAAAATCGCGAGTAAGTTCGCTTTCGTAAATGAGTTTTCTGGTGGACCATCTAGCGTAGATAAAAATAAGTTTAGTGAACTTAAGAAGAATTCCTTTATTGTAAAGGTACCTGAAAAACAAGGTGGTGATAAATCTGGAACAGTAACTTTCAACGAGTAAAGATATGGCAACAAGAGAAGAACTCGCGGAAAAATATAGAAAAGACAGAAAGGAAAAAATTCTAAAACTTCAGGGTATATTTAGTTCTCAAATTACCCAAGAAGTAAAAAGATATTCTAAACTGCAAATATCAGACCCTGAACGTGGTTTGATTGATTCATCTTATATTTCTGCTTTTTATACAGCGAATGATTTTTATCCAAAAGATGAACTGTTATGGGATTTTTTGAACCTTCCAACATCTCAACGTGGGTCAAAAATAAGAAAAGATTTTCAAGACAAACTATCAAACAAAGATGAACCATTTGGTTATTTACTTCTGACCGGTTACTGTGGAATTTCACAAACAGGTACTTTTATAAATAAGAAATTCTCATTGAATGTTGGTGTGTTTGAAACATCATATCTAAAACTTCCAAATGAAACAAATCCATCCCTAATAGAAAGTATTAGAACAGATTACAACACCATAGTTGCAGAATCATATCAAGAACTTAGTAAAGCATTATCTTCTTTATCATATCCAATCTCACAGATAAATGAAAATAAAGGATTTTCTAAACATATAGAAAGTATAAATGAAGAACTGGAAGGTACTAATTTTCTAGAAATATCATCCATACCTGTCATAGTAAATTCATTTATTGATATACCCGATGGTACTAATGAGGGAGTACGTGGCGAGTTCAATAACATTTTTCCAAAACCGGAAGGATGGGATGAACTTTTTGGTACACCACAAAATCCTGGTACAACTGGTGTTAGTGGAGTAGCTGGTGTAGCTGGTACAACTGGTGTTAGCGGAGTAGCTGGTGTAGCTGGTACAACTGGTGTTAGCGGAGTAGCTGGTGTAGCTGGTACAACTGGTGTTATCGGTACAACCGAAGAAGTAAATAATCAGACCACGGATTCCGGTCAAACAAATGCAACACCTCAAGCTGGAACTTCTGGTAATACTCGAAAATATCTCTCAATAGAAGCTGTAAAAGATGACGAAATTGTTATAAGAACGGAGAATACTGGAAGTTCAAATTACTTATCAACTGTATTTTTACAAGATGACCCAGTTGTTGAAGACTATTATAGTGAAAGTCAAATAAAACAAATTCAAACAGAAAAGGTAAATTCACAATCTAAAGATAAAGTACAACCTGGTAGTGAAGTAAATAAAGAAGTAGTAAATAAAGAAATAGAGCAGAAAAAACAAGAAACAGAAGCTCAGAGAAAATCAGAAGAGTCGGATGCTTTAGAAAAAAAACAAGTAAAAGAAAAGTCAAATGGTGTACCCGATGGTTCTAATCCCGATTTACCTGAAGGTAAAACTGTAAAAATAGAGGAAAAATCAAAACCAATACCTGAAGATAAAAAACCAAAAGCAATGACACAGATTCCACCACGCGCATTGACTTTTATAAAATGGATGAATAGTGTTGGTAAAGATCCGACGAATGGAATATTTTTTAGAGGAGAAGGTAAAAAATTATACCCAAAGAATTCACAACCCCCAATAGATTTTGGCAGTGTTGAAAGTAGATTTAAAAATCTATTCTCTTTTGGTTCTCAATTGGATAAAATTTTCAAAGGATATACTGTTGAATCTCCAATAGATGCGGCACTTCTAATGAATTCCGGTGCAGTTGGTAGATTCAATAAAAATTGGCCGTATATGTTTGGGGAAGGGTCGGAAATACACGCCGCAATAACAAGAGCTCGTAGTGTAGTAAAAGAATCACAAGGAGGTATAGGTTCATTTGCTGCCGTTATCGATCACCCAAATGAAATAGATACAAATTGGGCCGAAAATCCATTTTGGTGTGGTCTGTGTACAAATTTTATGCTTTATTCTAACGGAAAATATTCATCTGATAGTAATCCTGTGGACATAACAAACACAAGAAACGCCCCAACACTTTATTCCAAGTCACCATTTAACATTTTTGGAGAACGATTGGATAGTCGAAAGAAGAAATTACAGAATGATATATCTTCTAAAAAAGGAACCATTTCTGGTAATAACTCTTCAATAAAAACAAAGAAAACATCACTAGAAAAAGAAAAACCAAATGCAGAAAAAAATGAAGCAAACTATAGAGACAATACAGATCCAACAAAATATAATCAAAAAAAAATAGATGGATTTTACATAAAAGTTAGAAACCTTGAGAGAGAAATACAAAATCTAGAGAATGCAAACAAAAAATTGGAAGAAGATATAAAAGAATATCAATCGGAGTTAGATAGTATTTCAAAAAATTCATCTTCTGGTACTTTTTATAACGAAAATAATGTTGTTGCATTATTTGAAAATGGATTTCATTGGACATCAAACGGTCTTACTGAAGCTGGTAAACAACTTTGGGATAAGATAAAAAATTGGCCAGGTGCATTTGTGGTGAGAAGACCTGACGGTAACGGTTCTGGTCACGTAGAAACACTATTACATTTTTCACCGACCGGTGAGATATACACTATAGGTGGAAATACCGGACTAGACAACTCGGATGGAAATGGACAGGAGTATGGATTCAAAAAATATACCGGTATTCACGATTTCAATGGTAAAATACCGTATTTCTTTGTCCATAGACGAGGAGATGCAAAACCATATACTAACGGAATTGGATTTAGTGTCAAACAAACTGAAACTTACAAGAAATATGTAAACGACTTACAAGTAAAAAAAGACAAAGAATTGAATCCTGCTGCTTTCAATATTTTAAGAAATATAATGGAGATATGATATGAGTTTGGATAAACTCCTGAAACAAATAAGAGTAATAATCAGAGAAGAAATCGAATATGCTCTTGATAAAAAAATCAATGAGTCTAAAAAGACTACTGATAAAAAAACATTAGAACATGGTATGTCTTTGATGAAAGAATTATCCTCGATAAAGAAGCAACCTCAAAAGGAAATGAAACCATCAAGACCTTCAAAAACTGGATTATCTAGTATTCAAGATATTCTAAATGAAACAAGAATGTCAATGGAACACGCAATGCAGGAAGAAGAATATCCGGAAATGCGATTCAATACCGATTCGATTATGTCAGGGAGAATGAATAATGGAATGATACCCGATGGATATAATCAAGAAGAAATAACACCAGAAGTATCAAAGGCACTTACTCGTGATTATTCTGCTCTCATGGCAAAAATAAATGAGAAAAAAGGAGTCTAATAATGGCATTTCGCAGGAAAACACTATTACTCAATCCAACTGACTCAAATACATCTCAAGTTCAAGATTTGAGGAGACCTGGTGTAATAAAACCAATCGGGGTAACATTGCCGTTCAACAATCCGAATGGTATATTCTTTACGAGTACAACAAACAAGAATCAGGTACTGAGTAATCTAAAGAATCTCTTACTTACTGCAAAAGGTGAAAGATATTTTGAGCCAGAGTTTGGAACAGATATTAGATCTATATTATTTGAGAATATAACCGATGAAGAAGAATTTACAAATAGAATTCGAGGAGATATAGAGACTGCAATTTCAATTTGGTTACCATACCTAATTGTAACAGAACTAACAGTAAATCTGAACATTTCCGACGATGGTAGAGTTGATGATCCAAATCATGCAATTAGTATTTTTCTACGTGTATTAATTTCAGGAACAAACATATATTTGCCAGTTAGGATATTTATATCTGAAACAGCAACTATTCGTGTAATTGAAGAGGCTCAAAACTAATGGCAGATTTAGTAAAAAAGGATATTCGTTATCTCTCAAGAGATTTCGGTTCATTGAGACAGAATCTTATAGATTTTGCAAAAAACTATTTTCCAAATTCATACCAAGATTTCAACGAATCATCACCTGGTATGATGTTTATGGAAATGTCTGCATACGTCGGCGATGTGCTTTCGTATTATACGGATGTTGCACTCCAAGAGTCAATGATACTACAGGCATCCGAAACTCAAAATATAATAAATCTTGCTCAATCATTTGGTTATACACCAAAGACTTCTGTTGCTGCTAATGTTTCAATAGACGTATTTCAGATTGTACCTGCTATCGGTACTGGCGTGAACAATACTCCCGATTGGAGTTACGCTTTTGCAATAGAGCCTGGTATGATTGTTGCTGACGAATCTGATAACTCCATACAATTTAGAACAATAGAATATCTTGATTTTAGATTTAGTAGTTCTTTTGAACCAACTGAAGTAACTGTTTTTGAGGTAGACGATTTAGATTCTACGGAACCAACTTTTTATCTGCTGAAAAAGTCTGTAAAGGCAGTTTCTGGTGTAATAAAAACTTCAAGTTACTCTTTTGGTTCCCCAAAACCATATGATAAAGTCATTCTGAACGACGATAGAATCATAGAAATACTATATGCGATAGATTCAGACGGAAACAAATGGACGCACGTGCCTTATCTCGCACAAGATACTATCTTTGAATCTGTTGCAAACATACCAAGAAATGATAAACAACTGAGTTCATATAGAACTGAGACACCTTATTTGTTGAAATTGAATAGGGTTTCTAGACGATTTTCTTCAAGAGCTTTTGGAAATAACTTCACCAGTTCATATGAAATAAGTTTTGGTGCTGGTGTTTCTGACTTTGACGATGAAGAACTAATACCAAACCCAGATTTGATTGGTTCATCTCTTACTGGAATTGAATCATCAACATCTCCAAATATAGACCCATCTAATTTTTTGTACACAAAAACTTATGGATTAGCCCCAAACAATACCACACTCACAATATATTACACACAGGGTGGTGGTGTAAGAGACAACGTTGCATCAGAAAGACTGACACGAATTGTAAGTAAAACTATACTTTTGGATGAAACCGGTCTAGACATAACACTATACAATCAAGTAATTGGTAGTATCGCAACAACAAACCCTGAACCTGCTACTGGTGGTAAGGATGGTGAGACAATAAATGAAATTCGTCAAAATGCTCTCGCATCATTTGCCTCACAGAATCGTGCAGTTACAAAAGAAGATTATATTATTCGGGCATATAGTCTTCCGCAGAAGTACGGGTCAATAGCAAAGGCATACATAACAAAAGACACACAACTTACAGAAGAATCCATATTCAATAGCGATAGAGTTGCAAACGATTTAGCATTGAACTTTTACGTTTTGGGATATGATTCAAATAGTAAACTAACAACAATAAATGTTTTC